ATGGAAACTTATGATATATATTTTAAAGAAGGTAATGATTTTGCTAATAAAGGATTTTCATTGAAAGATAAGGCTAAGGCCATTAGAATGGCGGAAGATATGTTGGCTGAACGCAAAGGATATGTGAAGGATTTTGTTGGAGGAACTATTTCCGTAATGTGTAAAGAAACGAAAGAGGAAGTTTGGTCCAAGCCGATAGAGGAGGTTTAATGCAATTTTTACATCTTTTTTTGCCTTGCCAATCATAGAATTATGAAATACAGTGCTGTAATTGAAATGGTACGTAGCCGTTAATAGCAGCAACCCTTGGTTGTATTTGTGGTGGATTTGTTATTGGCGGACATGAATATTTCTTTCTCTTCTAGGATATTCGGTATATTTCTCCTTTCATGCTTTTGCCGGACTGATATAGATAATGCCGGGTAGCACTTGATAGGACGATGATTGTTCTTTTACTAAGATGCTTCAGTATGACTTTTTTCCGATCCTATCCATTCTTGACATATAGTTGTTATTCATAGCTAAATACACCGTATTCCCAATGAAGCTTTCTGTGGGGATCCCTTTGGTGTTCGTGTAACTATTGTGACTGTTATTATGCCGATGGGGTATAGTATTGATACAACAATGATTTTTCATAATAACTTTTAACTTATGATTTAGATAGCTCCGACTTGTCACAAATCGGGGTTATCCGCTTGTTATGCTATTAAACTTGGTCAGCTATTGGTTAACAATTTCACGCAACAGTAACTCTTTGGAGTAAAAGTGGCAAATAAATTTTTTGTTCACATGAAAAAAACTTTCCCAAAAGCTTTGTATTATTGATTTTCTATGTATCTTTGCATC